AAGTGAGTAAACCACATCGCCTGCATCGCCACTGTGGTGGAAAACGCTACAGGGCTTTTTGTCCTTGGGAAGCACGCTGAGTAGGGAATGAAAACCGAATTGGCCGTTCCACTGATTGGGTATGCCCTGCCATTCCTTGGAGTCCCATGAACGGCCCTCGAAACTAAATCGTTCGGATTCCACCTTGTAGCCGAATTTCAACTTCAATCCTTCAAGAATCTTGCGGTAATGAATGCTGATTGCCGCATCTTCGGGATGGTCCTGCCCTTCTGGGAGTTGAGAGCATATCTCCAATAGCCTTTTAGAACGCAAACTGAATCCACCATTGCCTATTGTTCCACTAGGATTGAATGGCGCACCCATATAATCGAATTGTAACCATTCATCACGCCATGCCTGACCGTTAAGGCAATACCCATCGCTCTGAATTACCAAGGCGTGAGACGTATTGATGTATTTGTGCAACTCTCGGATCATGAAGCGCGAATAGGCTTCGAGAGAATCAATGTGCGGGATTTTGATTGCCTCAAACCATTCCTCAGTTCGCGTAGGTTGGCTGGTTATCAACAATGCCTTAGCGGGTTGGATTTCGTCCAATGACCGCGCCATTGCGTTAATCGCTAAGTGTTGCTTAGGCGTGCAATCTACACACACCAAAGTCAGTTGTGGGATGACTGGTTTCATTCCTCATTCTTCAACCAACACGCGCTCCACAGACTGGCCTTGGTTTCCTCATTCATGTTCCGCAACTTCACTTCCTTGGGCGTATGCACGCTCAGGGATAATTGGCACAGGCAACCCTCACAGGTGCCCAATTTATCATCCAGGGAAGTAGTCAGATTCAGGTCTTTTCGAGCCTCCATCTTGCGCTTGATGAGTGCGGCAGCAGGGCGAGTAAACCACGCATCAACGCCTTCCATATTGTTCATTGGGCATTCAACGCAAATCGCCGCACGCTTCTCAGCTAACTCATGTGGCACAGGTTGACCCTGTTCTTTCGTCCACCAGTCGAGCAATGTTGCTGCGCCTTTAGCTAGAAGCTGAATTCGCCCCACAACATTTTTTGGCGAGGGTTCGTTGTGGGGCACCGGGGGGTTTGGAGCTTGCCCTCCCTGAGCAATCGGCGCACTTGCCAGATATGTTTCGGCACCGGGCATAGAGGCAATTCGATTAGCGTTTTGCTCGCTAATCTGGCGGCGAATGACGGCGCGATCCGTGGACAATTTCGGGAACCGCGCAGCATTGGCGCGGCGCAAGTTATAGACGGCGATCACCAGATTGTCCCAACTCCATACGGTGGTCGGATCGTTAATCCAGTTCTTCCAATTCAATTGGCGTTCGTGGAATTGCAGGCCACCGGGAGGGAAGGTGGTCGATTCGTTTTTTAGTCGTAGGCTCATTAATGTTTTCCTAAAAGTTTTACAATAGCCATTATTCTATGCAATGCAGAAGCCCTGTAAATTGTGGCATATTGCCCACACAACGGCTCCAATGCTTCTCGATATTCAGAATCCCATTGACCAGCAATTAACTGCAATTCGGCCTGATTTGCTGCATTCAAATCTTCCAAAGGATTTGATAGCATTCTAGTCCCATCTGGCGAAGTCCATCCACAAAGCGTAGATGGTAAATGGGGATGCTCCCAATCGCACAATTTGCAAATCTCCGAAAGCAAATGCGCATTATCTATTTTCTCATCTGGATTTAGTCGTAGGCTCATAGATCAATGTGGCGCGGCGGGTATTCGAATCCCCGCAATGTTGCAACAAACTGGTTCCCATCAAGTACGGACCATGCAATTGCTTTCTGCCACGCGCCCACGATTCATTCATACCAGAACCCCAGAATGAATCAAGCAAAATGTTAAACTTTCGATTGACAATTAAATCATGCCGCATGATTGAGCACATGCCCGCGTCTCATGTTCTGCTGTTTGCGCTGCATCTCAAACCACCAATCGCGGTTGGATTCTACGGCACCCTGATTGGCCAGCTTGGAGATGTTGAAACCACGGCGGCGGGCACCTTCCAACCCGGTTACGGCGCAATCAGCCAAGTCGGGTGAAATGCCGGTGCGCTTCTTCATGTCCTTCTTCGTCTCAATCTCTTTCTTGTCTCCCGCCACTTTGCGCCATTCCCTCGGAGAAGCATCCAGCACGGTTTCCAGGGTTAGTCCCCGGATTTGGTCGGCTTCGATGGCGTAGCGCCAGGACCACCACAATTCCGAGACAAATTTGCTGTAATGCTCAAAGGCGAGTTTCGGGCGTTTGCCTTGACCGCTACCATCCTGAACAAATTCACCATCCACCACCCGGTCAGTGGGCCTACCCCCAAATTCCACAGAGTTGACCCGTGGCGACCAGACTCGCGCCAAGGCCATAGCCAGGGAGCCGCGCCCATCAAAAAAGAAGTTCTCTGGCGGGATGCCATTGGCTTCCATCTTATCCTTGGTATAAATAGCGATCTGGTCCTCGGGAGTTATATCCGCCCGAACCGTAACCGGCACTGGCCAGAAGGGGTGAAACAGGATGCGCTCCTTGCCGTCAATGCACTCGCCAAATTCCAAGTATCCCAACGGGCATCTGTCGCCACCGACTCCACCGTAAGCGGCATCGAGCATCCCAATCTTGGTTGTGGGTTTGTTGGACCATACCACTGGGTCAAAGGCGTGGAATTGGTCACACACTTCCTTGGTGATGATTTTGAACGCGGCCAGACCGAATTTGAATATGCCCCGGCCCTGGGAATAGTAGGATTCTGAACCCTCAGTGTATTTGGCCAGGGTATGCTTGCCGACCAAATGCACCCACTTGGGCGTGTCACCGGGGAAATCGTTATTGGGCGAATCGTTGGCATCCAGATTGATGCAGCGACATTGGACGGGATGATCCTGCAACTTGCGACAATCCCAAACCTTAGTCTTGCCGTCATCGGGAATGGATGCCCAACCATTTTTGGGTTCTGAGAGCAGGTGTAGCGGATTATCAGGGCGAGTCGGATTTGGATTTCCGATGAATACGGCTTTGTAACCTCGAATCGGTTTGCCATATTCAATGGACTGCGGATCTCGAATGATGCCGGGAACGAGATTAGGTCCATTGGAGATAAGGTTATTTTGAGCGTCCAAAAAACTTCGCTCCATAAACTGTACTTCGTCAGAAACGCACCACACGCGGCGATTCTTTTTGCCCACAAAGCTGCTCATGCCTTGGAATTTTCCGCTCGCCGTTTTGCATGCTACGCCCACGATGGAATTACGAATATCTCGCGCAAGTTCTTCCTCCACATTTTCGTTGGTGATGACAGTCTTGCTATCGACTGAGTAGCCAGGGAACCAGTCATATTGCTCTTTGGCATCCTTCCACATCTTAATCATCTCGCCAAAGATACGGTTCTTGAGTTCAGTCATGGTAGTGCTGCTGACCAGAACAGTGGTACATTCAGGAAAGAGCGACCAATCCATGAGAGCGATGCGAGCCACGGTGCCTGATTTCCATGAGGATGCCCCGCCTGCTACGGTGGTGAATTGGCCATTCAAGACTTCGTGCAGGATTAAATCGGTCCAGCGATTCTGGCTATCAGAAGGCCATAGGGCTTTCCAATAGGATTGAAAATGATGAATCAATCCCTCGCCAACTGTCCTGCCTTTGTGCTGCCACTGACCGCCATTTTGGAGCATGTATCGCTCAATCGAAGCGTCATCAGTACCATCCTGCCAAGTTAGGTTATAACGCTCAAAGTGCATTGTCTCTTTACAATGTGCTAAATTTGCATGAATGTCATTCCAATATGTCAACGATTAACGATTGTTGCTCGCCTTGCAGCACTGTTCCTCCAACCCAAATAGTCGGGGCGCAAGGCCCACAAGGAGCGGCGGGCGCGGCTGGCAGTGACGGAACGGATGCGTTTGGCATCGTTCAAAATGCGTTTGTAATTCCAACTCTCGGAAATGATGTTCCTATCACCCTGAGCACCACGCAATGGATGGTGGTTGGCGAAACCGTGATTGCCGGAACAGGTCCAGGGGGTCCGGTTTGTGGCCCTGCTAATTTCACAGTTATAACCGTTCCAACTCCCACGACAGCAACGATTCGGGCGCTTGTTTACCCCGGAGACGCAGTTAATCCATCACAAATTTTGGCCGGTTCAATTGTAACACCTTCTGGCCTGCGAGGACCTACCGGCACAGCGGGTTCCACGTTCCCCACGACCACCAAAGGTGATTTGATGTATAACACCGATGGCGTTGCGGGCAATGCCTCACGCCTCGGGGTTGGAGCACAAGGGCAAGCTCCGATAGCCGATGTTGGCAACCCTCCTATCACCCTATCCTACAAGGGAGTTGCTCAAACGCTTTACACAGATTTCGGAAGCGCAGCGACGGGAAACAACATGCTTGAAACCAATCTCATGTCATTCTCGATTCCGGCCAACACATTGCGCAATACCGATGATTCTTTGGAATGGGAATGCTATTTCGACGTGCATGACACTGGGCATAATGCCACGAAATTGATTAAGGTCTATCTTGGTGGATTGGGCGGCAGTGTGGTGGCTCAATATGGGCCTAATGCCCCAATTGTTCAGGATGGTGGATTTGTGGTAATGAAAGGGCGAATTTGTCGCGTAAATAATGTGTCTCAAAAATGTTACGCCATTACTCTTACCACCGACGGTACTGGACCTCCGGGAGTTTCAGCCATGTACGTTTCTGATTCCACACCGA